CAAAAAGAAATAGTATTTACTTATGAAGGTATGAATGAAAAATTTGGTAACTATACAAAAGCTTTACAAAATGTTTTAGAAAATTATATGGATAAGTATAAACCTCACTTAAATAATGTAAATAGATTTTTTATTCAATCTAATGTAAAAATACAAAGATATGAAAAAGATGAAGGTTATCACGGTTGGCATTGTGAAAATGGCGGAAATGAAAAATTTTTAAAAAGACATTTAGTTTTTATGACTTATTTAAATGATGTAGAGGATGGTGGTACAGAGTTTGATTATCAAAAAACAACTGTTCCAGCTAAAAAAGGTTTAACTTTAATTTGGCCAGCTATATGGACACATACACATAGAGGACAAGTTAGTAAAACAAAAGAAAAAACAATAGTAACAGGTTGGTATTATTTTGAGTAGTAATGAAGTATATCTAGGAAATCCTAATTTAAAGAAAGCTAATGTACCTGTAGAATTTACACAGGACCAAATTGTAGAATTTGATAAGTGTTCAAAAGACCCATTACACTTTATAACTAATTATGTTAAGATTGTATCTTTAGACGAAGGTTTGGTGCCTTTTAAGATGTATGAATTCCAAGAAAAAATGATTGATAATATGCACGACAATCGTTTTTCCATTTATAAATTACCAAGACAATCTGGTAAATCAACAACTATTGTATCATACTTATTACATTATGCATTGTTTAATCCAAACTCAAACATTGCCATATTAGCAAACAAATCAAATACAGCTAGAGATATACTTGGAAGATTACAACTTGCATATGAAAACATACCTAAATTTTTACAACAAGGTGTATTGAATTGGAATAAAGGTAATATCGAATTAGAAAATGGTAGTAAGATTGTAGCTGCAGCAACATCATCATCTGCTATTCGAGGTGGTTCTTATAATATAATATTCCTTGATGAGTTTGCTTTCGTACCTGCACAGATAGCAGAACAATTCTTTAATTCTGTTTATCCTACAATATCATCTGGTCAAAAAACAAAAATGATTATTGTATCAACACCACACGGAATGAATATGTATTACAAGTTGTGGACAGATGCTATTAATAAACAAAACGATTATGTACCTATTGAGGTACATTGGTCAGAGGTACCAGGTAGAGATGAAAAATGGAAAGAGATGACTATTCGTAATACATCTGAAGAACAGTTTTCACAGGAATTTGATTGTGAGTTTTTGGGTAGTATTGATACATTGATTAACCCAGCTAAAATAAAAACCATGCCGTATATGCCACCTTTACAATCACAAAAAGGATTAGATGTATTTGAAAGACCTGATCCAAAAAAGATATATGTTTGTACAGTTGATGTGGCTAGAGGCTTAAATAAAGACTATTCAGCATTTGTAATATTTGATGTTACACAAATGCCATTTAGAGTTGTAGCTAAATATAGAAGTAATGATATAAAACCTTTATTGTTTCCTAACATTATAGAAAAGACTTGTAAGGCTTATAATAAAGCTCATGTACTTGTAGAGGTAAACGATATTGGTGCTCAAATTTCGGATGCCTTACATTTTGATTTAGAATATGAAAATGTATTAATGACTACACAAAAAGGTAGAGCAGGACAAGTGTTAGGTCAAGGATTTAGTGCTAGAGGAAGTCAGTTAGGCGTAAGAATGACTAAACAAGTTAAAAAAGTAGGTTGTTCTAATTTAAAAACAATTGTAGAAACAGATAAAATGGTTGTAAACGATTTCAATATTATTGAAGAAATGTCAACATTTTCAAGGCGACATAATTCTTGGATGGCTGAAGAAGGTTGTAATGACGATTTAATGACTTGTTTACTAATATTTGGATGGCTATCTAATCAAGTGTATTTCAAAGAATTATCTAATTCTGATGTACGTTCTAAACTATATGAAGAACAAGCAAACATTATAGAACAAGATATGGCACCATTTGGTTTCCTTGACAATGGTATCAATGAACACGAAGAAGAAACTACTGATGAATACGGTGATGTATGGCGTCCTGTTGTCAGAAAAGGTGAACATTTTTAATATTATAAATAGAATCAAGGTAAAAACGAATTGGATATGGGCGTATGAATAATACGAATTTTTGGATTAAATGATAATAAAATTAGCTAATTATAAAAAATATAAGGAGAAAACCTAATGGCATTTCAAGTATCACCAGGTGTTCTCGTACAAGAAAGAGACCTTACAAGAATTATACCGGCAGTATCTACATCAACAGGTGCATTTGCAGGTGAGTTCAGAAAAGGACCTTTGGATGAAGTCATAACGATTTCAAGTGAACAAGAGCTTGTAAATACTTTTGGTAAACCTGATTCTTCAAACTTTGAAGATTTTTTCAGTGCTGCCAACTTTTTACAATACTCTAACGCATTAAGAGTAGTACGAGTAACAAACACAGGATTGTCAAATGCAACTGCTTCAGGCAGTGCTTTTACAATCAAAAATACAAATGATTACCAAGACAACTATGCAGACGGATCTGCATCAGTAGGAGAGTGGGCTGCAAGAACTGCAGGAGTATGGGGAAACAACATAGCTGTTTCTATCTGTCCTTCAGCAACAGCTTACGAACAAGCAGCGAAGACAAAAGTTGACGGAACTGCACACGCAATTGGAGATCAATCAATTATAGTAGATGACACAACTGGCTTCAATGTTGGAGACATAATTGAGTTTACTACTACAGGAAGTGGAACTGATTACGATGGTTACAAATATAGAGTAACTGCTGTAGATTCAGGAACACAATTAAGCTTTGTTAGAGCGGACACAGGAACGGGTGGATTACACGTTGCTCCTGTAGATGACTCAAACATAAAAAGAAGATGGAGATTCTACGATTTAGTTAGTGGTGCTCCAGGAACTTCACCACACGTAACAGCAAGAGGCGGATCAGGAGATGAGATGCACGTTGTTGTGTTTGATGAAGACGGTGGAATAACAGGTAGTGCAGGAGAAGTTTTAGAAACTTATTCTAAAGTATCTAAAGCGTCAGATGCAAAATCTGCTCAAGGCGACACAAACTACTATCCAGATGTAATTTATGCTAAATCAGCATTTGTTTACTGGATGGACCATAATACATCAGGAACTAATTGGGGTTCAGCTGCTGCAAGTACAATATTTACTTCTGTAACTGTACCAAGTCAAGTTTCATTACAGTCAGGTGCTGATGGTACAGCTTCAACTACTGGTCAAAGAAAAACTGCTTACGAGAAGTTTGAAGACACAGAAACAGTTGATGTTGGATTAATCATTGCTGGTAAATGTGACGCTACACATATTGATAACATAATTTCAATTGCTGAAAACAGAAAAGATGCAATCGCTTTTGTATCTCCTCAAAGAGCTGATGTAGTTAATATTGCAAATGCAAATAAACAGTCAAGTAACGTATTAGCCTTTTTTAGCGCAGTACGTTCTTCGTCTTATGTAACATTTGACAGTGGTTACAAATATATGTACGACAGATACAATGATGTTTACAGATACGTACCATTAAACGGTGACATGGCAGGTCTAAGTGCAAGAACTGACCTAGTTGCAGATTCTTGGTTCTCACCTGCTGGTTTCAATAGAGGAACTATTAGAGGAGCTGTTAAAGTAGCATTTAATCCTAACAAAACACAAAGAGATGATTTATATAGAAATAGAATCAATCCTGTGGTAACTTTCCCAGGACAAGGTACTGTTCTATTCGGTGATAAAACTGGATTAAGCGCACCATCTGCATTTGATAGAATCAATGTTAGAAGATTGTTTATCGTATTAGAAAAAGCAATCTCTACAGCTTCTAAATTCCAACTGTTTGAATTCAATGATGAGTTTACTAGAGCAAACTTTAGAAACATTGTTGAGCCATTCTTACGAGAGGTACAAGGCAGAAGAGGTATCACAGACTTTTTAGTAGTATGTGATGAAACTAACAATACAGGTGAAGTAATTGATAGAAATGAGTTTATTGCTGAGATATTCATTAAACCAGCAAGAAGCATCAACTTTATTACATTACAATTCATAGCAACCAGAACTGGCGTTTCTTTTGAAGAAGTGGCAGGTTAATAGTTAAGAAGGAGAAATAAAAAATGGCTAACATTACAGACTTCAAAGCTAAACTTGCTGGCGGTGGCGCACGTGCCAATCAGTTTAAGGTT